AGTAAAGAAGAATACACCTGAGCGTTTTCTATCAAAGCCATACAACACTGATGCGTTGTACAACGTACAGTAGTGTTACCATCAGCATGGTACAACGTTGCTATAAATGCGGTAATGGTAAGAATGAAGATTTCGCCTGTACGCTCAACCGCTTTACACCAATAACTGCAAAAAATGACCAGTTTATACTCGTGGTCAGGAGTTTAACTTTAGAATAATTTACTATAAATCAATCCAATGAGTTCTTGACCTTTAGTGTTCGGATGTACCGAATCCGGCAAGAGCTTAACTACATTGATTCCTTTATCTGTAAGTACTTTTTGTGCGTTAAAAGTTAGTACGTTGTTGTTGTTGCAATAGTTAGTTATTGCGTCAATGTACTCTTGTAATGTGCCATTACCATTATCATAGCCTAGTGCGTAATTTGTGGCAGCGCTTCCGTAACCATACAAATTTAACGGTGTGATTACATAAATTAGGCATTCGGGGTTATCCTTTCTTATTTTTTCGATTCCAAGTTTTAGACCGCCGACCACTGTTTCATTTGTCGTGTCAGCTTCTGTTCCAATAGGCGCTGAACTGATATAGTCATTAGTGCCAAAGGCTATCGTCACTAAATTATAGTTGCTAAAATCAATATTTTTGTATTGGTCTTTAAAAGTGCTTGGTCTTACTGTTGTAAAACTGCTACCAGATTGCGACATGTTATTTAATTCGTAGTTATTCAACGCAGAAACAACGGTTGGATAATTTGTAGATGCGTTTGCGCCATGAGTTATGCTGTCACCCATTGAACAATATTTGATGGGTTTTTTAACTTCATCGTCAGTTGTCCAATCTTTGAATACACTGCCATTATCAGCATTAATCATTCTGCTATAACTTTTAAGGTTCTGGTCGTAAACAGTTTGAATAATAAACTGCCCATTATATCCTCTAGTGTTTGTAAGCGTAATATTTGTAGGGAGCTGTGAATACAAGCTGCTTGGCAAATCTGTAACTGCACTAGATTCAGGAATTACGATGCCATAACTTCCCAGTCCAGTATAGCTTGTTAATGCAATTGGTCTAGAAGCAATCGGGCTTAGAACTTCGTTAAAGATATACGGGTAGTCAGGTGCAGTTGTCCAATCTTTGAATACACTGCCATTATCAGCATTAATCATTCTGCTATAACTTTTAAGGTTCTGGTCGTAAACAGTTTGAATAATAAACTGCCCATTATATCCTCTAGTGTTTGTAAGCGTAATATTTGTAGGGAGCTGTGAATACAAGCTGCTTGGCAAATCTGTAACTGCACTAGATTCAGGAATTACGATGCCATAACTTCCCAATAAAGTGCATTGCAACAATTTAATAGGGAGAGTGCTAGTGGGAGATAGTGCGCTGTTATAAGAATAAACATTCCTACCTTCACCATAAACGAGTCCGGTATCAATGAAGGCTGTGCCATTGTAACTATAAACATGACCATCACTTGATAAAACATACACTTTTTTAATGTTGGTCATAGCAGAAACAGATGTTACAAATTCTGGCGCACTCGTATCAATTATGATATCAGATAAAAGACTCGATATCGTTCCGTCTTCTATCATCTTGTTCAGCTTATTGTTAATCTCTTCCTGTACATCCAGATTAGTGAACCAGCTGTTAATCCAGTCCTGCAACTGCTTACAAGCCGTAACGGTATCGCTGCTCAGCTTAGTAACAGTTCCATACGCTTCCAGACAGGCATTATACTTACCCACCAGAAAAGCCATAATCTCATAGTCACTAGCACCCTGAATGTAAGTCGTCAAATCGAACTTACCATACACAGGCTGGAAAGTACCCATACTAGGGAACTGAGGAACGTCAGGGAAGAAATTCGCTTCATCCGGTTTATTAGCCATAGTATTTCATCCTTTCATTAGTTGTTATATCTCAATGCCAACAGCAGCATCAAGTCTCTGTTAAATTCCTGCATCCGTGATATAGGATTCACCCTTCCCACCCTGTAACTCTTTATAGCTGTATTACACGAACAGCCGTGAAGCAATTAAAACCTCACATTTTTGCACGGTCAATATCAACCGCACTTACATAAAGAAGTAATCACTTCTTATGCCTGTTTCGCCACGGCAGAATCGCCGCAACCGCTTCACCCAGATACTTGCTGACCAGCTTGAGGAAGTCAATGGTAACATCAACAAGCTGTTTCAGCCGTTTCATGCTATCTTTATCCATCCCTATCACCTTACTTCAGCTTAACCCAGCCCTCAATGTTGTACTCCTGATTAGCCGCAGTAGCAGCACCCAGCTGAATGCTAATCACATTCAAGCCATCCACGCTGCTCGTAGTCTTTTTGACTTTAGCAGCCGCAGTAGCATGGTCACTGGCGGTATTGAACCAGCCAACCTCAGCGTGTGCACCGCAGTCAGGAAGATTGATATGCAGCACATCAGTATTTGCTTCCACAATGGCACTGGCGCTGAACACAGCATTGATATGCAGTGCGTCATTCACCATGTAGCTAGCATCGTCAACAACCTTAATGCCAGCATTTGCTGAACTAATGAACTTACTCATAGTCAAACCTTCTTTCTTTTAAAAAACACTCATGAAGCAGTCACCAAGAGCTTGAATCACTTCCATATCAATGTTCCTAAGCGAACTCTGATACTCTTTGAACAGCTCCGCGTAGCTCTTCCCATTCAATCCGGTTACAGTTCTATGCCTATTGCCAGTGCCAGTGTAAGTGTCGGTGTCTTTGCTATTGTAAGTGGTCGTGTCAGTGCTGGTGCTGTTGCCAGTGGTCGTGCCAGTGCTTTTGTTTTTGTTGGCGTTACTTGCATAAGTATTGTTTGCAATATCTGTTTCAATGTTAAGCATTTGACCCGGAGTGTCAGAGCCAACATTGAGAACATATCCACTGTTAGAAGAACTGTTGTTAGTAATGTTACCAACAGTGTCAACACCAGACTTTGCAAGTTCTCTCTTGTTATCATCTGCGTGTTCTATATCTTCCTGAAGCTTACCGCCCGTATAGAACTTCCAGTTTTCAGCCAGAGCGTCATACAGAAGATTCTTGACAGGCATAATCTCGTTCATAGTAGTGTTCAAGAAATGCTTGAACCTGTCAGGCGGAATACAGCAAATTTCATTGAATCGGTAGTGTGCGATGATTTTCTTGTTAAGAGCATCACGAAACCTCGCTTTCTCGTCCTCAGTGGTAAGATAGCTAGGGAGTGGATAATCAGTCAATCCGATATCATAACCGCTTTTGATAAGTGTGTCAAGTTCAATCGTATAAACAGCCATTTGTTACACCTCACCTTCATCGGTTTCAATGTTGTCCTGATAGTTTTTAGTGTAAGTAGCGTTGTAGCTGTTCTTGCTGTATTTGCTGCCCTCAGTGATGTAAGCATCAGTTGCAAGTTCGACATCTACATTCAGTCCAAACAGGCGGTTAATCTTTTTGCACGCTTCTTTACGCTGAGACAATCCAATGTTTGCAAGTGCATTAGACTGTCGGTCAAACTGAGTTACCTCGTTTGCAACTCTACGTTCTGCTTTGTAATCAGCCATGCCGATACCAAGGAATCCAAGGTACTCATTGTACTTAGTAATCTTGATATCTTGCAACTGTCCAGCAACAAATGGGGCATCAGTTCTCAGAACCTTAAAACTGTTAGGGTCATAGTTGTCCTTGTTGCCGTAGATAACAGGCGTATTGCCGTTGTACTTCTGATACAGAGCCATTGCAGATTGTTTCTGCTTCTGGTCAGTAAGAATCAGGATGGGTGTTTTCTGTGCTTTGATATTTACGTCAATACTCTGGTCAATGTCATACAGCATTTTAGCATACCTGATAGTAGTAAGGAAAGTTGGGTACATATCAGGCGTGTTACGAATGAGAACACAGTTATCATACGGTATGCTGTCAAACACCTTCACCGGAGTAATAGGTCTGATGGAGTTTGGTTCTTGATAGAAATTGATTCCTTCCAGTGAGCAGTTAAGTGCCATATAGCCGAGACTAGGGGCATCAAAGAATACTGCTCTGCCATAAGTAAACAAGCAATATTCAAGATACCGTTCGTTCACGCTGTCAGGAAGGTTGCGCCACTTAAACATAGTGCAGGCAAGGTTTTTAAGACGCGAGTAATAGTCACAGTAAGCGGCTTGGTCAGCTTGCTTTTCAGCAAGTTCATTGTCATATTTATACATTGTATCACCTCACTGATTGAAGAATCCAATAAGTTTTTGCAATAGGAAGTTAAGCAGAGATTTGACAGCAAGACCAACAAGAGATGCAATAATAGCTCCTAGTGGTCCGCCTACTGTAAAGCCAGCTGCTTCAATTGCAGCAATGATAGCGTTCGTGATTATTTCAGAAAGAAATGGAGCTAGATAATAAGTAACAACAGCAGAAGTAATGCTAATGACAGCCTGAGACAGAATATTTTTAGCGGCTTGTGCTATTGAGATATCGCCTTTAAGAACGCCACCAATAGATTGAACAGTTACGTTCAAAATACCAATAGCTAAGTCAGTAGCTATTTGCGCTGTATTACTGTCATCAATAATTGTTGGGATATATGACGTGATAGCGGTTGCGCAGCCATGTGCCATTACATTACACATGAAGTCAATAGAATCACGCTTTGTGTTCTCTAAGAAAATCTGACAAGCTTGTTGAACATCGCCTGTTGAAATAGCTGTTCTTACCGCAGACCAGCCGTTTTGTACGATAATGTCAACATAGCTATCAAGATAAGAACCTAGTGCTGCTGCTGTATCGCTAGTTGGGTCTAGGTTAGTTGAAGAGAAAACCCAGCTTTTTAAGTTTGATTTAGTGTCAGCAACAAATTTTTCGCCAGCAGTTGTAAGAATTTCGCCTACTTTGTTTTCAATATACCAGATAGCATTGTTTACAACTGATTGACAGAAGTTATCAAAGATGTAGTAGAAGTTTCCACCCTGAAGAAGCTGATTGACAGCATTTATTCCCTGTTCTTTCATGCCGTCTAGCTGTTTCTTGATAAAATCGTGAATCAGTGCTTCAAGTTTAGAGCCAGCTTTAACGCCTTGCGCTTTACAAATCTTGTCTGCAATGCTGTTTACAGTTTCATCGTACTTTGATTGAGATACTGTACCGTCACCTTTAACAGCACCTATGATAGTGTTCATGTCATCGTCTGAAATGTAAGGCGATTTTGTATAGTCAACAGACGATTTTTGATTTTCTTTCCAAGGAATTCCCGGAAAGTCTGGAATATCGTTAGGGTTAACTGAAAATGCTGCGTTTCCTGTGAAGTTTCCATAATCTGTTCTTGTAGCAGAAGTATGATAAATTTGGAAATGCAGATGATAGCCGGAACTTTTACCAGTATTGCCTACACTTCCAAGCTGGTCGCCCTGACTGATTTTGTCACCGACCTTTTGTGGTGGAAGTAAAGCTAAATGAGCATATCTAGTATAGTAGCAGTCTCCGTTTGCATCAATAGTTTCGTCATGCCTGATTAAGATTGAGTTACCCCAGCCACCGCCGTGAGAGCCGTCTTTGTCATCTCTTATACTAACAGCTGTTCCAGCTTTTGCAGCATATACAGGAGAACCGGCAATTCGTCCCGGAACACCAGTAGTAAGGTCAAGTGCTGTGTGGCTAGTTTTATATCCTTGTGAAACATACCAGCTGCCAACTCCAAGCGGAAATAGCCAAGTATTAGTAGCATAATAGCCTTTTGGAACATCATTATCAGAACCAGATGAACTAGTTGAACCACCTGTCTGTGCAGTTAATTTAATAACTGCGTAGCCGTGGTTGTCAGCAACAAAGTTATTTGAGGTAAGCCAAGGATTCAACTTTATTATTTCGCTAGGTTGAACACCTGTCATTTTAGATATGGTTTGAATATCATCGTGCCATGAGCCGGGATATTGCGGTTTGATAGTAGCGTAAGCACCTGTTCCTCTGCTTGCATTACTCTTAAGTGATTCAAGATTTGCCTGTGGCGTATCAGCTGTTGGCATTTATCTCACCTCACAAAATAGAAATTGGATTGCTTTGGTCAAAGTCACCGAAAGTAGCAGTATAATCCCAGAAGAAAATACCTTTGTCAAATGCTTGTTTGATAATCTGCATATCTTCATCAGGGAAGTTACCAGACGCATTAAGACCTTTTGTTTTAATGAACGTCCATTTAGTTCTTGCGTGCAAGTCAATGTTTCTATAAACAGACTGCTTATAGCCGTATACTGACAGGTATTTGTCGTATCTTTCGACTAAGTCAGCAGGCGGAACTTTGTACCCGTATGTGAATTTGGTTTTTCCAGTAGCAATGTAACCATTCGATGCTGCACTATTACCAGTTGCAGGGGCATTATAGTTTTCAGCGATAGCCGTTAGGTCTTGTGTAATGTCATCAATTCCAGAAAATTGAATAGCAGCATTGGTTGCGTTTGAAATAAGGCTACTTGCACTGCCTGACACTTTTTGAATAGCTGTACCAGCTCTCCCTGTTGCCATAGTTACAGGATTTATTGTGTCAATAATGCTACCAGCCATTCCAGCAATAGCTCCAATAGAGCCAACGACTGCTTGTGCAGTATTTCCCGCTCTGACATTTTGCTGTCTCTGCACGTAGATTGCGTTTGAAGCGCTATGCAAATTGTAGTTATTCTTGTACTGATTGTATGCCCATCCACTTTCAGGAATTACGGCGAATAGAGCAATTGTGGAAATGTCATTAGAACTGTAATTTTCTACAAACGAACTAATTGTGCCACTAGTCAAGTCAGCTGAAAGTTTGATAGACACATTGTTACCATTGATAAATGCTGAACTGAATTTGCACTCTTGACCATACATACTCATGAAACAAGTGATGAACGCAGCTGACAGAAGTTTCTTGTTTTTTGGTACATATCCGTTAATGTTTGAAGGATGCTTACTGAAAGAAACACTAAGTGGGGCATTCTTTAGCAAATAAGGATATTGTTGCAGTCTAATTACGGCAGTTGCAGTTCCGTTTTTAACATAAGCGTCTAGCAAAGTTCCAACACCGGGGTTATCAACATGAAAGTCAGAAAGGTTTTGTGCACCGGAATAAATACCAGAATTTACAGAACCAGTTCTTGATTCTCCACTATATGTGGTAGTAGCAAAAACTGCAATGCCATCAGGAGTAAGGTCGCTAGAACCAGCAACTTGATAACCGCCAGCATCACCAGTAGTAAAATCTTCTGGTACAATATTATCGCCTACAACATCTGTGCTAGAGTGACATCTGTCAACATAACTCTGATAGTAAGTGATATCAAAGAACCAAGTCTGAATAACGTCTGTACTTACATACAGTCTAGTGCTTCCATTGCTTGCCCATTCCATGCGATTGATGAAAGCATAGAACCAACGATTGGTGAAGTTTAAATTTTTATACATGATATAATTGCAGTTGTAGAGTTTGTCAATTTCCTCTGCAACTACAATAGTGTTGTCTTTCTTAATGTAATTGAAGTCGTCAAATGTTTTGACAATTTTACTGGTAAAGTAAGCAGTCTGAGCTGCTACATTCGGAAACCATAAAGTATTACTGTAATCACTCTCAAGTGGAGTGCTAAGCAATCTCAAATTTGTAGTAGGTGTGAACATTCTTTTACTCCTTTACTTACCCCATTCCCGCCCTCACTGTGAAGATGCCCTATCACAGCTACCAAGTATTAGGAGATGAAAGCACTAAGATAATGTCTTAATTAACCCTCGATAAACGCATGAGCATTGGCAAACGGACTGAATGCCATAGTCTCCCAGTGATGCAGGAAGTAAGTGCGGCTGAGGGTTGCCGCATTGTACGGAGTTTCTGCCATCTTATAGGTATTGTCATGGGTGCGGATTGCAGTGTTGTCCATGATAATTGCCAGCGTCTTAGCAGCATTGCCAGTATCGCCGAACGAATCGACAATCACCTGACGACCAAGGAACTCAGCCTTGCCCATGTTGAATGCCTTTGCCAGAACTTCGACGTCAGTGTATGCTGCAACGTCTGCACGGAGCATAATGCTGATACGCTCAGGAGAAGTCCAAGTAGTCAGCGGAGTAGCACCAGACACACCAGCGGCATCAGCCATCTTCTTATAAGCGTTGTATGCAGAACTGGGGAACTGGAACTGCAAGAACTTTGCGCGGGCGTCCGTGATAAGAGTTTTTGCAAAGGCTTCGTGGTCTGCACCTTTGGTAACAGTGGTAGAACCAATATTGCCATCATTGATTGCCTGACCAACCAGACCCTTCATCAGCTTGAACTCGTCAATGTTATCACCACTGGTCAGGGTGTTCAGAATCATGCTGACAAAGTTGTTGAAGGTCTCTGCGTTCAGGAAAGCACCAGTCAGCTGATTGTCATAAACAGTTACCTTGTACTTATCCTGACGGTTACGGCGGTAGTAGACGGTCTTTACATCAGGGTTAGCCGGTGCAAGAACATCGCACATTGCGGTAGAATCATACGGAGTAGCCACAGCAGGGTTTGCAATGGAATCCTGTACATCAGTGCCGTAGGGAACATCAACACCCTTAAACACCTTCAGCGGATTCTCATAGACCATGTTGTGCGCTTCCTGAAACAGAATGCGGTTTACCAGACCAGAGATAAACTCATTCATGTAGGGAGTGTAACTCATGATTGCGCCACCAGTAGCCTGCAAGGTTGCAGCGGTAGCCAGAGGGATATTTTCTTTCAGGGTAGTGCTGGTGTTAATTACAGCGTTAACAACGTCAACAGCAGTTGCCATATTATATCATCCTTTCAAATTAAGTCTCCCACCATTGAACAAAGCATTGATGGGGTCAGGGTCGTTCTCAGGTCTAATAGGGTCAGAGCTACTAGTTGTCTGGGGGACAGTCACCTGTAAGAACAACTTCATGTTATCTTCTTTCAGTTTGTTGTTTTTATTGGTAAGGTCGTTTGCAATGTTCTGTGCAGAAACCTTTGCGGCAATTTCTTCGCTGAAACCTGTGGTCAGTTCTGCCAAAATGTTGGTCGCTTCGCCTTGGTCTGCACCTTCGGGAAACAGTGCAAGCAACGCCTGTGTCTTTGCATTAAAGTCAGCTAGTTCCATTGTTATTTCTCCTTAGTTCTGTAATCCCAACGTGCTTTGTTGGGTCGCACATCAATATGTACGAAAGTGTTGTAAATGCCCACACCATAAGTGTCAGGATAAGTCTCATTGAAGTAGTTGTAAACATCAATAGGCTTAACATCTCTGACTACAATATCCGCGGCATTTCCGTGCGTGTGCTGTGATTTTGGGGAAGCGTCTTTAAGCGTAGAGTTATATGCAACAGTTCTGTAACCGGAATTGATTTTGATAGCTTTGCCAAAGTGCAGTCTAGCTTTTTCAAGAACTGTAACAAGTTCATCGTTAAGAACAACAACTCTACTGTTGTCCGAGCACTTGAACTCCGTTAGCTTGAAATGGTCAGACACTTTAGCGTCTAAGTTGTCAGGTGCAGTTACATCTTCAACAATGTAAACTCCATACTTCATTTCAATTCACCGTCTTTCTTTCCATTTAATGCTGACAAGAACGGCGCAACAAGTGCAACAAGGTCTGGGTTAATGTTGCCCAAATTTTCAAGCACAGAAATTGCTTCCGTCAGAATAACTAGCAGACACACAGTTCCACCAGCTGGAAAGGTAAAGCCAAGGTCTACAAACTGCATTGCATATTCAGACAAATATCCAAACGCAATAAACAAGATGAAAGACGCTTTCTTGTAAATACCTTCCCTTGCCTTAGTGCTGTTAAGGTCTTTGTTCTTTACAGCTTTAAGGACTCCGGTTGCTACGTCAATCAGCATAAAAGCCAACGAAATATAAATCTCCGTTGGAACGGAGCGAAAAGTTTCCATTCGGTTCACCCCCTCTCCGCATTTCTTTAATCAATTATACCACATTTTTCTTGAAATTTCAACGTATTTATGTTATAATGAATGTGGAAAATGTTCCACGTGGAACAGGATGGAGCGTGAAAATTGATGCCTGAATTTTATGATGGGTCTAAACTATTGTCAATGATGGACATTAACGGCAACAAGCCTGAAATCTATATGTGCACCACTAATAGAAGCGGTGGTAAGACTACTTGGTTTAATCGTTACTGCGTTAAGCGTTTCATTAAATACGGTGAAAAGTTCATGCTTATACAGCGGTTTAACTATGAACTTGAGGACTGTGCAGACAAGTTCTTTAAGGACATTGAGCACCTGTTCTTTCAGGGTCATGTAATGACTGGACGTAGACGAGCTAAGGGCATTTTTTATGAACTGATTCTTGACGGAAATGTTTGCGGATATGCGGTAGCACTTAATAATGCTGACCAGTTGAAGAAATACTCCCACTTCTTTAGTGACACTGTTAGAATGGTAATGGATGAATTTCAGAGTGAAACTAATCACTACTGTGCAGATGAAGTAAAGAAGTTCAGGTCTATTCACACATCTGTTGCTCGTGGTAACGGTGCTCAGAGTAGATACTTACCTGTGTATATGCTGTCTAACCCTGTTACTTTGCTCAACCCATACTATGTTGCTATGGGAGTTAGCACGCGCCTTACAGACAATGTTAACTTTCTGCGTGGTACTGGCTGGGTACTTGAACAGGGTTATGTTGATAGTGCATCTAAGGCGCAGCAAGAATCTGCGTTTAACAGTGCATTCAGTGGTGATAATTATGATGTGTATTTGACACAAGCTGTGTATCTTAACGACAGTTCTGCATTCATTGAAACTCCTACAGGTTCTTCTAGGTATCTTGGCACTATTCGATATATGGGCAAGGAATACGCTCTGCGGGAATTTCCAAATCAGGGGGTTATCTACTGCGACGATAGACCGGACGCTACTTGTCGTGTTAAAATGGCACTTACTACGGATGACCACAGAGTTAACTACGTTATGCTGAATCAGTTCAGACTGTTCGTAGAGAATATGCGGTACTATTTTGACAGAGGTGCTTTCAGATTTAAGAACCTTATCTGCAAAGAAGTCATCCTCAAAATGCTTTCATATTAACGCTATCCCACTGAGCTTCTATCATTGACACAGGCTGGTTAGCAACGGTGAAGAGCCGTCAGCTATGTGTGTTCGTATATGCAATACGCCCTGATAGTACTCGGTTAAGGATATATAAAATCCCTCTGGGTAAGTACGTTGTACTCCCAGAGGGATTTGTTTATAATGTAATTACATACGAAACAAGAAGCATCAATAAACACAGCACAAGTGTTAGCCTGTCAATCTCATATACTTTTCTACTTTTCCAGAGATAGAGATAGTAACAAATAGTCATAGACCATGCAAGAATACCAATCATTTGTACAATCGTCCTTCCATTACTGCCACCTGATGACCATAAGAGCGTGCGGACTGCTTTGCCAGAGATACTACCTCGTCAATAGAAGCACTCTCTGCACGCAATTTATTCATCCTAACAGTGTTATCATGCTCTTCCTTGTGCTGTGCAATAGCAATTGCAGCAGCTTTACGGAAACCACCGTAAATATATGTGTTTCTCTCAATCTCATCTCGACAAGTTTTGCAGTATTTACAATTACCTCTAGGCGCAATGAATCTACTGCCACATACTAAACATTCTACTGTCATTCTTCATTCTCCTTATCTTTACAGTCAACATTGCTAGGATGCACAATCAACCAGTCATCCAAACTATCATAGTGCTTGATGTGATATGGGCAGTCTGTGTTTTCACAGTGAAGTACTTCCGATGTGGAAGCATCACAAATTTTAGGAAGTTTATCTTTCATTGCGCTATTACCTCTACTTTCCGTAAGCCGTCAATCCAGCCAATTTCACCAGTCTCAGCGTTTACAGCATTGTACATTCCAGCAGAGTTATTACTATCAATATAATATGCTACTGGAATTTTGTAGTACAGCTTGCTGCCGTAACGAAACAAGTCGTGTTCTTTGCAGTCTTTGAACTGCTTGAATTGTGTTTGCATAAATTCAGCCCTTAACAATCATAGCTACTTCTGCTTCTTCAACTAAAGTAGTATCTGGAATTTCTCTTGTGATACCTGTTACCACGTCAATAGCAAACACATCATCAATGCCATTACCATTAACACGCTGCTCTACATACATCCACACCCTATCTCCTGTATTGCTCAAGTAAAAGCAATCTGTTGGTTTAAGAGTGCCAAGAGGAACGCGCTCAATAGTCTTTTCTTGATGAATAATAGTCATGTTCTCACCTCATAGTAAATTCAGTGTCCACCAGAAGCACACCGCCCTTAATTCTTCTAGGTAACAACTTACCCGGAACTGTCAAACCTCTTTTAAAGTCTTTAATTCCTCTAGTTTTACTAAGAAACTGTATCTCTTCTGGCGTCAATTTAGATTCTGCTAACGTCTGTGTTTCATCTCTAGGGTTAATGCCATTCTCTATATCCTCTGCAACTTTAGGGTCAAAACTTTCAGCAAACAAATTCTTGCACTTAGCTGGCATTCCAGCACATTTTATATTATAGTACGGCTTTTCGATTTTCTCTAAATCCTCAGCTACAACGTGTTCGATATAAGTTTTCTGACGTACAAACCATCCTAAATCCCAACTAGATTCTAGCTTCCAGCAGCAGAAATTAGATGGATGCACTTTAATTCCTTTTAGCTTCTCAGGTGGCAAGTTACAGTGTATGCTGTCTGTATCGGCATAGATAAATCCCGGCTTATCTTTTCCATAATAGTTTTGTTGAGCAGCGCGAATTGTGAAGTTGCGGGCATAACTAGTGATAGCTGAACCAACTGGAATGTATCCCGGTTTTTTGTCATTTTCGTCTACCTCATAGAAACCTATTGTTTCATCGTCTTTCATGTAAGCAAGTTTAAATGAACTATTTTTACTACTTGCCATTTTGCCATATAGGTTGTTTAAGAAAAGCTTTGCAAGAGTACGCTTTGCACCTTTGCTTGTCTTTTTGATTGCGGCATACTTGTCAATGTACTCGTCAAAGATGCCTATTGTGGAAGCGAATGTACAGTAGTCAAGTAGTTCATAGTCAACTAGGTCGTAGTGTTCTCTGAGCAATATAAAATCTGTCTGCGTAAGCGTTAGTTCAACTCTAGTGTCATGCAAGTTTCCATCTAAGTCAGTGTAGAACTCATGATACTTGCCGTCTTTACCTAGAACATCAGAAGATTCTAGCGCTTCTGTACCCTTGTATAGCCATGAACCCTTAATCTGTACGAACGGTAAGTAACCTTCTTTCAAGTAGAACCGGGTCTTAATGCGGAAGAAGCAGTAGTCACCGAACTCGAACATCCGCTTTGGCTTGGGCTGGGGCTTAAACCAGAACGGGTCGTACTTGGCTTGTGAATACCCTGATTCATCTTCTAGGTGTACGAATACTGGTTTTCCTACTGGATAATCAGAGCCTGATTCAGAGTGCATTACAGATGGATAGAGTGAGTTAACGTCTGCTGTAACTCCGTTGTGATACTCTTTGCACTCTTTACCCTTTACAAGATAGCACCAACCACCCTTGTATGACTTGTGTATCCAATCACCTACTGTTGGTGAACCATATACTTCAGGGTCAAGCGGTATTTCGTATAGGTCTGGGAAGAAGTTCTTATAATCGTCTTGCATTGTTTCTTTGTATTCTGCTAAGCAACAAGAGCCAATTGTTAGTTTGCGATGACCTTCTGAAAACATTATTTCAAGCGCTTCTTTGATTACTAGAACATCGTTAGCAATGTACTTTAATTCTTCTGGAGTTATAGGACAACCAGCGTAACGTTTTCCCTTGTACTCCATCTCAAGTTTCTGATGCTTTGTTTGGAAGGACTTGCCGATTGTTTTCAGGGAGAATGGAAGCAGCTTTAAGCTGTCTCTAATTTCAATATAGTGACCGTCTGTTTTAATAGTTATGGTGTACCATTGCCCCATGTCAGAGATTGAGTACTTGAAGGATTTGTTTTGCATCTGCCCGTTGTTGCGAAACTTTCCGTGTGCTATGTCACCTTCTTGGCAGTCGTATGCTTGTTTATAACCAGCGTCATGAAGTAGGTAGTACAGCCAGAAGTTGCCGTCAAATTTCAGGTTGTGGAAGTATACAACTATATTCTCTTGCAATGATAGATAGTATTGGAACAGCTCACCGATGGAATGAAAAACCATCACATCTTCTGTCCACAGTTCCACGCTAGCGGCTGACCACACTTCTGTACTTGTTTGAGTTGACGTGTCCTCGTCTACTGTTGTTTCAAAGTCGGCACTGAAAGCCCGCCAGCTATCTGAATTCATTCTTCAAAATCCTCAAAATCATCTGCAATGTCAGCAACATCGCCCATTGCCATTGCCCTATTTTTTATTGAAGAGGGTAACAAAACATTCAGAATTGACTGAACTGCCCTAGAAGAGCTTTCGTTGTAACCAATTGCTGCAACTATTACGTCCTCTATAATCTCTTCACCAGCATCACGCAAACGATCAACAACTGACCGCTCACCCTCTAGGTTAATCAAGCGCACCAAAGCACTGTTAATTTCCTGAATCTTATCACGGTTTTTAAACATCCAATACGACTTAGAGGATTGAACGCCTCTATCTGTCTTAGAATGCCCTGACTGGTAAATGTCAATAGTGTCATGCGAAACTTTCCAAAAACTGTCGTCTGCAATTGTAGTATCTTGGTCAATTGCCCTGTCAAGATAATTTACAAACCGCTGGTATACAGAATCATCTGGAAACGCTTCCTGTGCAGTTTCTGCAAAGTTGGATAATATTCGCTCTGCTTCTGACGGTATTTCTTCAACTGATTCAGCCTTGTATATTGCAGACCTCTCATATCTTGAATAACGGTCTAACGCTTCACCGCCTGAAATTAACTCACCTGTTACTGGTTCTATTACTGCAACATATTCTGACAATTTATCAGGGTCTCTAATAATCCTGTTAATAGCTTGAATATCACGCCTACGATAACCCTTAATGCCCATTAAACGCACGAGCTGGGGCGCTACTTTCGTTTCATAACCTCTGCCCTTTGCTTCCTGAATTTGCTTGTTAACTACGTGAATTAACTCGCGTTTTGCACTAGCAAGTTCTCTTGCGTGCCTTGCTGCTTCTAACTGTCTCTTATTCATATCCTGTTCACCTTCTTTCTAAAGAATTACCACCCCACCACCGAAAAGGCAGTGGAGCGGTAATTATATTCATAATTACATCAAACAAATGTTTTTGCTAGGGCTGGTCTCTTATTCTATTCACTATTTTTTAACCTCTGTCGGTATGGAAAATTATGCAATCACCTTGCAAGTGATGAACTCACGACCAGCTTTGGAGCGTCCGTTCATGACCTGAATGGTGTGGAACTCTGCACCGAACTCTGCAAACATGGTGACGGCAGAAGTGAAGTCACGAATGAACGTACCGCTGTTGGACGTGTACGCCTTGCCGTCCTTGGTGGTCATAGACACAAGAGTGACTTCCTCGCCCTTAGAGTTAGGCTCGGAGTATACCAGCCACTTGTCCAGTTCAAGAACCTGACCGGAAACCTCGGACAGCTTGGAACGCTCGGGAGACTTGGTGAGAGCGTACATATCCATGGGATTGGTAATGTTTGCGGACTTTGCGATGATGTTCATAACAGTTATCTCCTATTCTCTTATGTGTTACTGTGCGTCAGAGTCAGACTTCTTAGCACGCTTGCCAAAGCTTGCTGCTTCCTCAGCGGTGACTTCCTTTTCGTCAACTACCTCGGCAGCATCAAACCACTGCTGTGCGGTCATGGCAAGGGTCTTAATTTTGCAAGACAGGCCAGTGACGGCAATGGGCTTGACATCGGTCTTTTCCCAAACCTTATTGACGACCTTCAAGGCCTCAGAAAAGCCAGAGAAAGCGCCATCCAGAACGATAGAATCGTCCGACACTTCAAAGGTGGTGCTGTTGACGACCTTCAAAGAAACGGTGGTAACGGCAGACTTACGGGTGATGTAATACTTGCGCATAATGTTTTTCCTTTCTGTTTTAGAAAATGTTTGTGTTGTGGGATGAATCCCCACACTTATTGTACCATAATTTTGGCTAAATTAATATGAACGATTGTTGCAATTTGGATAGAGAAATGTTGTAGAATCGGTACAACCTCTGGTTAGGGTAAAAATGACGGTAAATCGTCATTAAGACAATAGGTTGTATCTCCCGACTTTTGAAAAAGGCGGGCTACGGGAAGTTGGTTTTAACAGTTTCAACATGGTTTTAAACACCTCAATCTAAGATGATGGGAAACATAGTTTCCAGCTTTTCAATGGTGTAATAGTTCTGCGGGAAATTCGTGCGAGTACGCACAAGCCAAATCGGAAGCCCCTCTTCAAACATATACTCTAATGCTTCTATGCCATTTCTGAACCGATTGTCAATATCGGGATAAAAGGCAATGGAAGGGTCATCAAACTGTCGCAAATCCATACAGAAGTAATATGTGCCGGGCTTGAAACGAATGTCATTTTCGTTCTCGTAGTCCTCAATTGCGGACAGTAGACGCTTTAAGGTTGAAGTAGGTAACATATTACTTACCGTCCTTTCCATCCATATAACCGGACAGGTATACAAGTAGTTCGTCCAAATCCTTGGCGGTGTTTGCTGACACGTCTGCCGAAACGGTAGAGCGTGCAACTGAAATAGCGTTGTACAGCTGAACAAGTTCAGCGGGGCGGTAGTTCTTGAGATAAAGACGAATCATAAATTCCACCACCCTTTCAAAAATCCATAAATGAACGCGGCTGCACCGATTGCGCACCAGATAAGGAACGGTGAAATGCACTGCAAGTGATACAAGGTCATAATAAACAGTCCTTCTTTCTCGTGGTAGTTCCCACGTTAGTGCTCATAGCGTACTATGGGCACTTGCCTAGGAATTACAGACGCTTTACACGGATAAAGAACACATTAGGACGTGAACTTGCCATACGATTTGCAGCAGCCCATGCACGATTGACTGTCGTATATTGACGCTCACACATGAAAACACGGTAGTCGTTTTCAGCAGACGGAATACAGGTCATAAATTGTTCGGTAAAGAACTCGATACGATACCAATTTTTCATTTTTGTGCTCCTTTGCATTTTGTGTTTTGGCTTGTCATCATCGGTGTATAAGTTGCCGTCTTATACAGACGCGGCTTTTGCCGCGTTTCGACTATTAGTAATACCGCCGTGCACTACTAACATACTTTTCACGCAATTCGACACATTTAAACCATAAATCCGGTACTTCAACATCACCATTCTTGAGCGCGCTATAAAGATTTGCGCCTACAAGCTCTTCAGTAAAACGTACAACATGCCGCGCTGTTGAATGGCTATAATTAACAGGTGCGAATACATGTATATTATCATCCTGTTTTTTATCCCATGTATTGCAATCCATTGACAAAATCAGAGTGTTATAACTGTACAATTCAACAGTCTGCAAACGGGAAAAATTATCAACATAAAAACGAACATGAGAATTTGCATAGGGCATAGAAAGCATGTGATAATCAGTGTGAGTTGTGTGAATAATCATTGTTGTACTCCTTTGCATTTTGTGTTTTGGCTTGTCATCATCAGTGTATAAGTTGCCATCTTATACAGACGCGGCGTGTGCCGCGTTTCGACTTATAATCTGCTAACAGGCGTATAATCCAGCTCAATGTCATTCCATAAACCATCTGAATCGTGGTGCGGAACATTCTTGACAGCGTGCAAATCACGCGTATTGCCGGATGTGATAAGGTAGCTATCGCACCAGAGATACCACGTACCGACTTCAACTTCAAGTCTGTTGCCGTGTACAGTAGTGATATAATCTTGACGAGCGTCATAGTCAAGCGTGTATTGATTGAAAACATTGTAGATGGGCTTGATGTTGATGGAAATGTAATTGTCAGCGTTTTTCATTTTGTGTACCTACCTTTCATTGTAACCATTATAGCGCATTTTGTTTGTAATGTCAAGAGGCTTTTTGTTGCACCCTGTTTCGGACTTCTCTATGCCATTCCATCCGTGCACCCTAGTGCCCCTTTCATTGTCACTATTATACCACAGGTGTTGTACAATGTAAAGGGTTTTTTGTTGCACACGCAACAAAATGCAGCAATATTTTGTGCTGTACCACAACAGTAGTGTCACTACTGTACGTTGTACAACGCATCAGTGTTGTAT